TCGAAGTCGGTGATGTCGATGATGTCGTCACGATCCAACTTCTGCTTCTTGTAGATCGTGGCGTGCGTCGTAACCCGCTTGGCCACTGGGAAGAACTCTTCCTTCTTCATGTTGCCCTTGATGTAGCCCTTCGCACGAGCTTCCTCGAACGTCAGGTCAGCGACCAGGGACTTGATGCGAGTGAATGGCGACTTCCTCGTGCCGTTGACGACACCGGCGACCCACTCGATGCGGCGACTGTCGAACTCCGGCGTATCGGTGACCGTGCGTGCTTCTGGGAAGAGAACGTCGATGTTGTCGATGCCGTGCTTGAGGGCGTACTCCTCGACAGCCTCCTTCAGCGATCCCATACGCTGAGCATCAGAGATGATACCCCGCATCGCGTCATGAGTGAGAACGTGCTTCTCTTCCTTCTGCTTTTCACCGCTCTGCTCAAAGACGTTGCGGGTCATGCGGCGTCCTCCTTTGCATTATCGTCGTGGACTAGTTCCTTCTTATCGTCCGATTTGTCATCGGAAGAATGCGATGCGTCATCGCCACTTTCACCTTCGAGTGCAGCACCGACCATGTAATGAACAACCGCCTGCTGCTCGGATGTCATTGAGTCGTATACTTCCTGAACAGTCTTGCTGTTCTCAACGGCATCCTCAACGTCGCCTGTATCTCCGGTATCCGCAGTGTCGGCCGCGGCATCATGCTTGAGATCCAGCCCGGTGTAGATGATGGCCTCGTCTTCCAACGTAACCATCTCGCCGTCACCATGAGCCAGTGTGATGTTGTCGATGAGAGCACCAGGATTGGCGCCAGACAACACTAGGCTCAATTCACGAATAAATCCGTGAAGAACCTGCTTGGCCTTCTCCGTCAGTTGATTGGCATAGATGGAGAGCGAGGTGATGTCTCCATGAGCCACCAACGTCTTGGCATTCTTCGCCGCATCGGTATCGTTGAAATACCCATAGGCGTAGACACCATCCTCACGATTCTCGAGAACAGCATGGCCGAGAACGTTTCCAGGTTCACTGTGACTATGCTGCCAAACCAACGGAACCGTGGTCTTGTCCTGGTGCGCAAACGCATCCTTCATAATCGTACGACCGTCTGAGCACTTAAGACCAGCCTTCGTGGCATAGCCACTGAAGTCGGGCTTGGCCTTTTCTTCCATTTTGAATGCTCGCTTTCAGTTTTGGATCATCGGCCGATTAGCCGCCACTTCCGTTATTAGAACCGCTACCATTACTCGAGCCAACTCCGGCAAGTTCACCACCGTTCCCATTTGATGGAGCAGGAGCTGGACTTGTCGACGACACTTGTGAGAAACCTGAAGGTGTCTGACCTCGAATGTTACTATTGATCAACTTGTCAGCCTTCGGATCAGTAGAAGGTCTCAACCCAAGCACTTGGCGTATCTCGTTAGCTGACATAATCTCGTTACGGCTAAATACATCTGCAATCTTGGCGATGTTCTCAATTGGGATCAATCGGAACGGATCGCGGAAATAGTCAATTGTCTGATGCTGCGATCGAGCAGTCTTGGTCAAGAAAGAACGACGCATAGCTTCGGCTATCGCAGTAAGTACAGGATCAATTGTCCTATTCCAGTAGTTCAGCATTGTCTTCTCGTCGGCTGTCCCATTCATGACGGCCTCGGTTAGACCAAGCTGGCTATAGAGGAGTTCGGTCAGATACTCAATTTGGGCCATCAGGTTGTTCTCAGCCGGGCGATTCAACTGAGTGATCTTTTCGGTTCCATCCGTATAGGCAATGCCGTATTTACTTCCCTTGAGTTGGAACTCGATATCCTTCCTACGTTGTTCAGCTGCTTGTCGACGAGCTTCGGATTTGATCACATACGGAAGTTGGATGATGAGATCCAGTTTTCCAGATGCGGATGCTTCGTCGACACCATCCAACAGATTCAACTTGTAGAGCAGTCGTTGAAGAGTTGAATTCGGCTCATTCATCACTGAATACAACGGATTCTCGATTATGGCAACAGCAGTCTTTGGAAGAGTGATGAGTTGACGGTATCCAGTAGCTTGGTTATACAACCAAATTTGTACATGTTCTGGATACCATTGCACAATCTCGCCAACACGAAGTGTCAAGATGTCGTATCCGCCAGATGTTCGTGGATCGATCGACGTATCTATTGGAACAATCGCACAAACACCTTTATCAAAGAGAGTTAATGCGGCATCTATACGAAAAGCTTGTGCTGCCTGATCAATATTAGCTTCAACAGTCAAACAATTGTTGAGACCACTGTTAATGTCATCTTGATAACGATCTTGATCGTCCGTTCGAATATGACGCATGTCAATCGATGCAACGTCAATGCTGAGACGCGTATAAACTGACGAAATAATCGAACGCTCATTGGGAATCCGAAGTCTTACCCGATCTGGTCTATAAGCATAGCCCGAACCAGGCACCCCAGTATACGGTTGAACTTTATCATCCTGGTTGCTAAAGACATTCCAGGCGTGTTTCAAATATGCGCCAAATCCCAACGAATTTCACCTCCTTTCGAAATCACTCGAAGGCCTCCTTGTGCGCCTTATAGGCAATATACGCGTCCATAAGAGCCGCAACATTATCGATCTTCTCTTCTTGTCGTTTCTTCAGAAGTTTACGATTGCCATTGGTATCTTCCAACGTAATTGCATTACCCATCGCAAACGACATGAGCCCCTGATCGAAGATAAGCATTCGTTGCTCGCTCAGAATCTTAAGTTCTCCCAACGGAACCGATTCAGTTCTAGCTCCTTGAATGACCTTCTCAATGGCATACGGCCCATTCTCCGCTTCCCAACGTGCAACAAATTCTTTGGCATTGTATGGATCGAACCCCAAAGATCGGACATCGTATTCAGATGTCGAAATGAACGCATCAAGATCTTCGTAAACTTCCATCATGTCAAGAACAGTTCCTTCCAAGACATGAAGGCTTGCTTCGTTGATAAACTCTTCGTACTTTGTACGCATGGCTAGCGGGAGCTTCATCAACGTAAGAGATGTGATGTAACTCCGAGTCTTGACTCCGAATTTCTCATTCCCCAACGGAAAGAGGAATGTAAACGCACAGAAGTCGTCTCCTTGCGAAAGGTCAGCCCCAAGAGAACAAGGCAATTGCCAAAATTCGCGCGCGCGATGCGGAAGAGTTTCTTCATAGGTAAAGAAGTAAGTGTATCCCTCCATTGGAATACCAAAACGCTTGGCTAGAATGTCGTTACGTGACGCAGGAGCTTTTTCAGCTCTTTCGACGTCCAGATGATACGTCTCATATGAAACAGTCGCGCCGAGATTAGGATTGGCTTTCAACCAAGTCGATGGATCCGCAACTTCTTCAAGCTCATCAAGTTTGTAATGCCAAATGGAAACATGCGGAGCGAGGTACTCACCCTTGAGTATGTCGGCAAGCTCTATTTTGATTGTGTCACCGGAACCAGCTCGAACCGTTCCTTCTGAGCTGATTGCGACAATCAAATAGTCTTCCAGCTTTGACGCACCTTGCTCTACAGCACCAACAACATCTTCACGAAGATCACCAGACAACCACTCGTCAATCGTCGAGATCTTTGGTCTAAGCCCTTGAAGCTTATTAATAGCCATCGGACGAACTTCAAGCAACGAACCAGTAAGAAAATTTTCGATTCCCTTCTTAGTAGCTGCCAGCTTGACACGATTAGCTCTCGATCCTGTTGTGTTCTGCAATGAGCCTTCAGTCAAGAATTTGAACAACGGTCCGCGTGCGCGCGTGATCGATGTTCGGGCTGGCGACATAACTTCGTCGGCTTGCTTCATCGTTGGCGCTGTAGTAATCTGATGTGTTGTTGATGTGTCTACATTCAAAAAGTAGTTTTGAATCATCGACGCATACATCGACTTGGCCGACCCTCTGGCCACTATCAGATACTGCTTTAGGATCAGCCGCTTCTTGACTGTCCTATGTTCATAATGCCCACCATGATGATCCTTGGTTGGAACGTACACGCTTCGCTCTACGAAGTAGTACCAGCCAAAGATTTGCTCAGACCACACCTTGAATGTATCGAGAAGATGCAGATCAGAGCCATCAGTTAGAGTCAACTCACCTTCGCAAAAGCGAATGAACCCTTCTACTGCCTGGTCATCATAGTAAATGTTGGGATTAGCAATGAGTGCATCAATTCGATTCATCTCCATAGAGATTTCACGATTTACTGGAATGTCCCCCCGGAGAACTGCCTCACGAAACCGCCCATAGTAGATCGGTATCGCAGTATTCGACAGACTCACGCTAACCCCCTTCTTTACGCTGCAGCTACGACAGCACCTTTAAGGACTTTTTTAACAATTCGCCTTCCAGCTTCAGTTGCCGCAATCTTTTTAGCCGAATCTGAAGTGGCAGACATAAGCTCTTTACCCTGCTGCGAATTTGTAAAATCGAGCCCTTTTCGAACCGTACTTTTACCAACACCAGAGCGATTAATTTGACTTTCGAGATTTGTGCGAGTGGCCAAATCTTGTAGCTCTTTGTTCGAGAGTGTATGCATACCACTCTTCTTGAGCTTCTGTGTCACTACTTTCGCTGCAACCGCATCCGGATGAGCGGCAAGGCCTCTACCACCACTGGTCCGGACCTTTGTCTTGTGATACGGACTCGATCGAGTCTTGACCGAGACGGAAGCCAGCTCTTCGCGGCTTCTCCGCTGCCCCCACTTCATCCCCAGAACTCCATGATGGGAAAGAATATGGTCTACTACTTCTTTACTAGCCAACGTATCCATTTAGCTCCTTTCCTCTACGGGAGACCAGGGAAACCAGGGCAGTCCCGGAATTGGGGGCTTAGGAGCCGGATCAACCCACTCGGTTTCTTCGCGATGAATATTCAATCGCCATTCAAGCTCTTTGATCTGCTGATCGAACGCAGTAATCAAATATGAGGTTGACGGCGGATCAAACAACTGACGAACTCGAAGATATACATACGTCTTGACTGCGTTATACTGCATATCCTGATCAGGAATAAACTCAGTCCACGTCGACGTGTTGTCTTCGATCATGAAACCTTCGGCCGGACCAACACCCAACTGAGTAAGCGTTGAAAAAGCCGAGTTGATGTGAGTGATGATGTCTAGATCAAAGACTTCGTAGTTATCAGCAATACCCAAAATCTTCTTGGTGCTGATAAGAATACTTGGTTCCATTTTCACCCCCTTTCCGGAGGTCTAATTACGGCGCAGACGCAAACCCCTTCAGCGCCGCAACACTCTTACCAGGTTCACCACCATTCCAGCTGTTCGAATTGGGCGGCTGGAAGGTGTAAACGGTGGAGCCGTTCTTCTTTCGCCCGAACACATGAAGTGCTCCATTGGCTGCTCGCTCTGCTGCGATGGAAACAACGTCATCGGCTTTGCAGAACCGGCTCATGCCAGCGGGACCTTGACCTTCCTTCCCGCCGTTCCAACTTGTTTCGCCCCTGCGTTGCCAGGTGTACCAAATGGACCCCTCGAACAATTCAAAGACATGGATGTTGCCGCCGTCACTTACTGCGGAAGCAATCAATTGATCTTCCTCCTCTGTCGGTTTTGAACTTGACCCCCCGCGAGCCAGGTCAAGTACATAGTCCATAGGAAAGCCCGAACCACAATCCCAGTGACCCCCTCCACCAGAACCAAGATCTGCGTGCTGACAAACACCACGCCCAGACCCTTGAGCTTGTCCCGACGAGAGACGGGTAATTGGAAGATCGAAATAGGCTGCTTCTTCGGCGATCCATTTTGCGCAGTTGTCAAGCATGTTCGGGTGCTTGCGCCACTCGTCGTTGGACCAAGAAGCGAACCCACAGAGTTCGATGGCCGTCGAGACCGGGTTGTAGTTGGCTTGCGTCCATGCTTTGTTGCTACGCTTGACATACTCCCCGATCGTGTTAACTTTGTCGTCTGCACCAACATGACTTGATGCTCCGACATCCCCTTGGAAAAATCCGCCGAGACTTTCGATAG